CGGAGGATGGTGACTATACTATTAGTGGTAAAGTCCTAAATGTCGTTAGAGGTATTATTCAAGAGGTTATATCAGGTAATAGAACTATTGAACCCGAAAAAATAAACGAAGAAAATAAAAAAGAAAGTATGTCAGAAAATGTAAAGATGGTTTCAGATGCGTTAGTTGATGGAACCGAAGTTTCTATATCTGGTGATGAGATTGTAGCAGGAGCAGACCTTCGTATCGTAAAGGACGGAGAAATGTTGTTGCCACCAGCAGGTGAACACAGATTAAAATCAGGTGTAGTAGTAGTTGTTGACGATGCTGGTAAAATTACTGAAGTTAAGGCTGCGGAAGAAGAACCGTCAGTTGAAATTGAAGTTGAGGCAGCAAAAGACAAATCTATGGAAGACGTTAAGGACACAGGCGTTAAAGGCGTTGAAGAAGTTCTTAAACAAGTAATGGAGGCTGTAGCAGAAATGAAAGAGGCTATGGGTGAAATGAAAAAGAAACAAGAAAAAATGAAAGAAGATTTTGCGGCGTTCAAAAAAGAACCAGCAGCAGAACCATTAAAAAGAAATTCAGTATCAAACGATTATCAGTTTGGTTCAGGAGCAAACCCACGTGTTCAAATGATTGAGGCGTTGAAGGGTAATTTAAAATAAAATAAAAACAAAATAAAAACAGAAAAGAAAATGAGTAATTTAAAAAAATACGATTTTAGTTTCAACCTATCAGGTCTACAAGATTATACAGAACAAAAAACTTCTACATTAATCTCTGAAACTATCTTAACAGGTGACTTTGCGCAACAAGTACAAGTTGTACCTAACGTAAAAGGCGTACAAGAGTTGAACGTTCTTAGTTCATCATTAACCGCACAAGCGGGTGGTTGTGGTTGGGCACCATTCAGTGGTAATTCAACTACCTACACACAAAAATCAATAACTTCAGTAAAACAACAATACCAAGAAAGTCTTTGTACAGATGACTTAGAAGGATACTGGTATCAAACTTTATTGAAACCAGGTCAATACTATGATAGTCCTAACGATATTCCATTCAGTGAATATTTGGTTAACTACAAAGTTGAACAAGTAAAAGAGGCGATTGAATTTACATTATTCAACGCAACTTCAGGTTCAACAGGATTTGACGGTTTCAAAGCGTTAACTTCTTCTTCATATTCTGGTGACAACGTTACAGTAGTAGCAGCAGCATCAGGTACATCCGCAGCAAACATCGGTGACTCAATTGACTTGATGTTAGCAGCAGGTGAAGACTACTTATTGGCAGCAAAAGATGGAGCTATTTTTATGAGTTGGGCATCTTTTAATAAGTACACTCAGTGGTTAAGAAATAAAAACTATTTCTACTTCGCACCAGGTAATGGTCAAGAGGCAATTTTACACCCAGGTTCTATGTTCCAAGTTATTCCTGTACACGGATTAAATGGTTCAAACAGAATTTTCATCGGTAAAAAATCTAACTTCTTTATCGGTACTGACTTAGTATCTGACTACTCACAATTCAAAATGTGGTACAGTATGGATAATCAGGAAGTGCGTATGAAGTGTCAGTTCCGTATTGGAGCACAAACAGGTGTTGACCAAATCGTTTCTAACAACTTAGCGTAATTAGAAAAACAATATTAAAGGGGGAGTTAATTCTCCCCTTTTTAAAAAAAATAAACAAGAAGAAAAATAAAAATTTATACATATGAGTTGTTCAGTAAGTTCCAAAAAGTTGACATTATCTCAGGTAGTGGAAACTTAGTAGAGTTTGAATTATACAGAGGTGGAAGTAACTTTACAGAGGCTATGGCCGCAGACCCAGCGAATGGTACAGTAGTATATACTCAAACAATCACAGCGTTGTTCAGAGATTATACCGCACAATTAAGAAACCAATTTTCGTTACTAGCGAAGAGTGGTACAGTTCAAGCAGTAGTAAGAACCAACAGAGATGAGTATATCTTATTTGGTGCTGAGTTTGGTGGTGGTGACGCTACCGCAATTAACTTAGCGTCAGGTACTGCCTACACAGACAGACAAGGTTACGATGTTACTTTAACGTTCTTACAAGCTACACCAGCATCATTTATTGATACTGCTAGTGGTTTAGCAGCAGCGTTGAGTGGTATCACTATTACCGCAGCGTAATAAAATAATCAAACACAAATCAGGGCGGGTAAAATCCGCCCTTTTTTTTAATTAGGATGATATACATACAAAAGGACACAACCAATACAATTGATGTTACAGTAAGTAATGAGACCACTTTAACAGGGGCCACATATTTGTTTGAACTAATTAATTTGGAACGTAAGAGTAAGGTTTATTTTATCCCTGAGAATGTAACAACAAATGATGTTAATAGATTTGACTCATTTAGTTTTTCAACGGTTGATTTAGACCCTATTGTACTTACAGGTAATACTTGTAATATACATCTATATGTTGGTCCATATACCTACACAGTTTATGACCAATCAAGTCCATCTAACCTTGACCCTACTTTATCAAATGGTATCGTAGAAACGGGTTTAATATGGGTACAACCAAATCCTAATATCTGATGTTAAATTTACTACACAACCAACTTAATTCTTTAGATGTAACGGTAAGTAATGAGAGTGAATTAAACAATCCTACATACCTGTGGGTCTTAACTAATTTGGAAACTAAGGATAAGAAATACTTTATTCCTTACAACGCCACAGTTCCACACGCAGGTAGATATGATACGTTTACATTTACAACATATCCGTTATCACCAGAAGTATTAACAGGTTCAACTTGTAATTTACATTTAGCACAAGGACAATATACCTATACAATTTATGACCAAGTGTCAGTATCAAATCTAAATCCACAATATTCAAATAATGTGGTTGAGGTTGGTATGGCAAGGATGGAACAAAATGAAATTTGTTTCACAACATACGTTAGTGAAAATGACGATGTTGAAATGATTTTGTATGATGACCCATCACAATTTTTTACATATATAACAGATAACGATGAAGTACAGGCGGTTGTATTTTACAATCCTGATATTAATTGTTTTGGTTTAAAATGGAATGAGGCGAACGTAAATTGGAATAACGCAAACTTTAATTGGGAAAATTCCAATCCAGTTGTAACTTAATATAAAAAAAACATATATAGTAATATGAGTACTTTATCAGGCAGTAATATATCGCAAACCTATCAAGGTCTTTTAAAAATGACCGACAGTACATCGGGTGTAACAGGTACGTTACAAACGGTACAAAGTGGTGATGGAACAAACACACCATTACAAATAAGTCAAACACAGGTAAACATATCTGGTTCACTTACTATAAATGGTTCACCTGTTACAAATGTAAACACAGGTTCGTTTGTAACCACATCATCATTTAACGCTTACACTAGTTCTGTTGATACAAAATTAGATGGGTTAGATATTGAAACAGGTTCGTTACAAAATCAAATCAATGGTTTAGCAACAACAGGTTCTTTATCAGGATATACAACTGTAACAACATTTAATAACTATACAAGTTCAAATGATAGTAAGGTTAATTCACTTATATCAAAGACAGGTAGTTACGCAACCACAGGTTCAAATCAATTTAACGGTAACCAATCAATATCAGGTTCGGTACAAGCATCAAGTACAGTAACAAGTTTAGACGGATTTGTTGGTGGTTATTTTGGTTCAAATATAAATAATACTATATACGGTAACACATTAGTTGATATTAAAACAAGTACAACTAGTAATAACGGTAAAGTTAGATTATATAGTAATGGTAACTATCCATTTAGAGTTGAGGTTAGTGGTAGTTTAAATGTAAGAGATGGTATCACAGGTTCTTTACAAGGTACGGCATCATACGCAACACAAGCGTTGTCGGCGTCTTACGCACCTGACAATAGTAATAGAAACGGATTAATTAATACAGGTTCAATTGGTGGTAGTCAATCTATCACAGGAAGTTTAAATGTTGGTGGTACACTTACCGCAACATCGGCATCAATTACTTATTTAGAAACGGTATATGAAACCGCATCAGTTATATACTCAAGTGGTTCAAACCAATTTGGTGACGCATCAAACGACACACAAACATTATTTGGTACGGTTAATTTACCGAATGGTCCACTAACTATCACAGGTTCTTTACATCAATCAGGTACATTCTACCCTGATGTTATTGATTGGTTTAGTAGTTCAATAGTACAAAATACAGGTTCATATGTTTTAACAACAGATGCGTTAGGTGTAACACAATATGATAGTTATCAAAATGTGGCATCGGCGTTACAACCATTTATTTCGGGTAATACTGTAGCATCAGCATCATTCGCAGCAACAGCATCAATTGCTTTTGACTTAGTGGTTAATGGTAAGTGTGATAATCCTGGTGGATTAACTAAAGGTACTATTGTAAGAATTACAGGTGCTAATGGTGACAATCCATTATTCAACTCAGCATCTTGGACAGATGATTTTAACTCAGCAAATACCTTAGGTATGTTGAGTGAGAACGTTGCTTATAATGGTTTTGCTAATATAGTTGTTCAAGGTAAAGTAATTGGAATTAATACAGATAATATGACCGCAGGTGATTTGTTATTCTTATCATCTTCAGGACAATATACAACATCATCAGTACCAGCACCATATCACGAAGTAAGATTAGGTCAAGTATTAAGACCACAATTAAATAATGGTTCCGCATATATTTCCATAGATAATGGTTATAGTTAGTGTAATAGGTAATCAAATTAACACAGGTTCAATTACAATTAGAAGTGGAAGTTTATCTACTATTTCAAATAACACAACAATCAATATTGACAATTACCTAACAAGTTCTTTAGGTGGTCAATCAAATATCATCAAAGGTTGGGGAGATAATCTAGGAACAGGTGGTCCTAGTGCTAACCAAGCAAACTACACAGGTTCATTAAGAATTACAGGTTCTAATAATACCTTGTCAATGCCACAAATTAGAGCTACGGGTCTTAATGGTGGTGCTGATATGACAGGTTATATTTCAGGTTCTGATAATACAATACAAGGTAACTTTGCGGGTATATTTTTAAATACAGGTTCATTATTATTCCCTAAAACAACAAACAACTATCTTGGTTATAACTCATCAATATTAATGAACTTTACCACATCGTCTTTGGCGGGTGGTCACCCTTTAATACAAAACAATACATTATACGCAGGACAACTTAGTATTAATCATAATAGTGGTTCTACAAACATAAATGGTAACGTATTAAATGGTGGTACTGTAATTTCAACACAAAACTTTGTAACAAATTTAAGACCAAGCCTATCAACAAACTTAATCAATGGTTCATCGGTTACATTAAACCATATCAGTAGTTCAATTCAATATTCCGCAAATATTAGTAACGCAGGCGTAGTAGTTAATAACGCGGTAAGTTCATCAATTACAAATAACATATTAGCTTTAAATAACAATACATTCTTAGGTGGTCAAGGTGGTGCTTCTACAAACCATAGTATTTTTGTAAGTGGTTCACAAAATAGTAACGCAGCAAGACAGATTAATAATAACTTAATTGGTGGTTCTAGTAATGTTATTTCATCATCATTTGTATCATCGTCAAACGCTAACTTAAACTCATCCATTATATATGGTAACTCCTTAGCAGTATCAGCATCACATACTACTGGTCAATTTGGTGGTTCAGCGTTCTTTGGTAGATTTAATGATACAGGTTCATTAGCGGACTCACAAAATATTGTATTTGCTGTAGGAACAGGTGCGGGTGGTGCTAATAGAAGAACAGGTTTATGGATTGACCAAGGTTCAATTACCAACGTATCAGGTTCATTCAATAGTATTGGTAATGTTAATATCACAGGTTCATTAAACGTATCAGGTTCAAATCCTCCTATTAAATTAAATGGTCCTACTTCTATTAATGGTGTAACAAATGTTTTAACTGTAACAGGTTCAGCAAACATAACTCATAACATCGCAGGACAAAACGCGTTAACAATTATTAATAGTGTTGGTTTATCACAACCAGGTCTTGAAGTACAAGGACAAACAAGATTACTTGGTAATACTTTAATATCAGGAAGTTCACAACCGTTACAAATTGTCGGTCAATCAATGACCAACCCAGGTCTTCAGGTAACAGGAACAACAACTTTAATTGGTAATACAACCATATCAGGTTCAGACCCATTAAGAGTTGGGGTAAATAATAATAAAAGTGTTATACAAAGTTTAGGTGGTTCACAGTGGTTATATAGGGATAGTGATAACAATACTGTTGTGGGTAACGCGTTTGGTGTTGGAAATGGTTTCTTTGCTGGTTCTGAAAAGAATATGATATTCAACGGATTTGCCACAGATTTTGCTACAGGTTCCAATAACGTATTAATTCAAGGTGGTGGTGATAACTTTATATCAGGTTCTGGTAACGTGTTTATCGGTAACCATAATGGACACGCTGGTGGTAGTAATAACATATTAATAGGTGGAACATCTTATTCATCAGGTTCAATATTTGACAGTAAATTTGAATTAGGTACATTAGCCACATCAAGAATATTCCATAAACAAGGAACAGACCCATTACAAATTGGTGATGATACACAAGTAACAGGTTCATTAAGTATTAGTACTGTAATGAATTTAAAACCACAAAATCCATTACCATCAGGAAATATTGGTGATTTGGCGGTATCGTCATCTAACCAATTGTATTTCTATAACGGGGCTTGGACATTAGTTGTATAATTAAAAAGTTGAGTAAATCAGGGAAAAAACATATATTATAAAGATATGAGTAATAAAAACAAAGTAACATTAGAAAGTTTTCAATTTGATGGGGCGGCACGACTACCTATGTATGTTGAAGTATTAAGAAACGAACC